GTTCCGGCAGGTAGGTCAGGCCGAGGAGCGTGCCGTCGCTCCGGCACACCCACACGATCGGGTCCGGGCTCTGCTGAAAGTCCATCGCGACGAGCGTGTACTTGTCGAACAGGTGCGAGGCGTACGTCGTCAGGTCCCGGCCGGCGAGCCCTTGCACCTGTTGCGAGAACCGCAGGTCGCGCATGATTTTCCCGCGGGCCTGGACGTAGACGATCGTGTTGCCGATGACGATCGGCGCGACGAGGTCGTCGAGGCCGGCGTACATTTCCTGGTCCGCGCCGATGCTCGAGGGGGTCAGCACGCCGGCCGCGTCGCCCCGTACGCGCCACTCCCCGGAGTCGGTGAGTACGAGTATTTGCGTGAGCGCGATGAACCGGCGTACCGCGTGGTTGTTGTTGCCGGCGATGCGGAACGAGATGGCATCGTCGTCGCGGATCGGGCTCGAGACCGTGAAGTTGGAGTAGTCCGCGACCTTCGAGGCCCGGATGCGATCGGGCTCCGAGGTCGTGCAGCCAAAGAACCGGCGTTGCTGGAAGTACCCCGACACCGCGGGAAACGTCGTCGGGTCGTCCGGGTTGATGACGCCCGGCGCGACAGTCGGCGGGGTCCTCGAGGTGTCTTGCGTGATGCCGGTGTTGATGAACGTGAGCAGCGCCGTCTGCCCGACGTAGTAGACCGGGCCGCCGTTCGCGAAGTCGACGTAGACGCGGTACTCGCTCACGAGCGCCCCGCCGACCGTCACTTGAGCCCAAGTCACGCGATGCGGATTCCCGCCCGAAGGGGGCGGCAGGTCGCCGTTGCCCGGCTCGGACGGCAGGCTTTCCTGCCCGGTGAGCGGGTCGATCGCTGTCACCACGTACCGCACCGGCGCGACGGACGGGTCGCTGCCCGTGCCCTCGGCGGTGACGTTCTCCGGGCTCGGCGTGAAGTTGTCGCCCTCGTCGACGCCGCCCGAGCCCGGCGTGCCGTCCCACGACGTCGTCTCGGTGCCGGCGAGCACGTTGCCGATGAACGCGCCATCTGCGTAGACGTCGTACGAATCGATCGGGTCCATGTCGACGAAGATCGGGCCGGGGGGCTCCCAGGCGATCGTTATCGGCGTCGGACCTGAGGCGTCGGGCGTCACCCCGCCGCTCCACGAGGCCGCCGTGCTGCGATGCGAGCCGGAGCCCGAGAGCGCGACCACTTGGAATGTGTGAAACGCCGAGCTCGTGCCGTCGCTCACGACGCCCACGTCGGTCGGTGCGGTGACAGACGGCGCGACGGCGACGAAGTCGAACCACCACCGCGTCAGCCCCTCATAGTGCAAGTCGTGAGGTTTGACCGTTTGGCTCGTGAATGTGATGAGCCGGCCGCTCTGTGCCGTCTTGGTCGCCTTGGCATCAGAAAACGGGCACGGGATTTCGTACGTGAACGATCCGTCGTCGCGCCCCTCGAGGGGGAACCAGAAGTCGGCATCGGGCGGCGCGTGGCCCGTGGTGGGCGCGAGGCAGACGTACGGCACCCCGCTCGACCGGGCGAGGTCTCCGGGCACATACGCGACCGCGATGTCGTAGTCAGCGACGTCGTCGAGCGCCACCGTCACCGCCGAGCCCGCCTGGAAGAATCGCAGATAGCCCTCGCCGAACTCGATGAGCACCGACTCGCCCGCGATTTCAGACTCGTAGCGGAGCAGCCGCACGTTCTCGGATGTCGTCTTGCAGGCCCCGGCGAATCGCGTGCCGGCGCGATTCGAGGCTCCGCCCGATCGCCGCACCACCCAATTCCGGCAGACGCGCAGGCCCGCCCCGTACTGAGGCAGGTCGGCCCGGCTCGCATACGCTTTGCTGAGCTCGCCGGCGGCGAACGTGCGGAGCACCGCGCTCGAGGCCATCAGTTACGCTCGTCCATCCACGAGGCTTGCTCGAGCTGCCGGGTTTCCTGCTTCTCGTTCGCGCTCGAGACGCGGGCCCGGCCGATCGCCACCTCGTACGCCTGGAGACATTCGCCGGCTGTCACTTTGTTCCGCGACATCGACGGCGCGAGCTTTGAGGCGAGCAGGAACGCCGCGGCCTCGAGGAACTGCTCGTCGGCCTCCGCGACCACGCACGTCGCCCGTTTCGTGTACTCGAGGTGCACGGTCGGCGCGAGCGGATCGTCGGCGTTGGGATCCGCGTACGTCGAGAACAGGAGCCGGCCGTCGTCGTTCGCGCCTTGGCGGAACGCGGGCGGGTCCGGGTCGCGCTCCCGGCCCGCGCCGAGCCGCACGATGCGCCGGGCAAAGACGCAATCGGACGGCAGGCGGTACGCCCACGTCCAATCTTGATTGACCGGCTCGTCGCTCGAGCCGGCGACCCATACCAGATCCGCGTACGCCGTCGCGAAGCCCCACGGGAACCGTCGGAGCACGAGGTCGAGCACGCCGTCGATGTGTAGCCGGCCCTGAGTGCCGAGCACCGTGTCGTCGGTCTCGAGGTCGATGAGCTGCTCCGAGACGCCGATGATGCTGGCCGCCTTGTTCACGAACGCCGTGCGCAGGCCCTCGCAGGGACTCGCGAGCTCGTCGCCGGTGAGGGATTCGCGCAGCACGCCCAAGATGAGCGCCTCGAGGCCGTCGCCGGCCGTCACCGTGGCGCGGAGCCGGTACTTGGTCTTGGTCGCCTCCCGCGGCACCGCGATCTCGTGCTCGGTGAAGTCCGTGCTCGTGATCGCCGTGTCGTCCTCGACCGCGACCGAGTCGACCACGCCGGCCACGATCTTCGCGAGCTGGATGAGCATGCTGCCGCCGCTCGGCAGACTGCCAGCCGCGACGAGCGTGACCGTCGCCTCGAGCGCGACGTTGGGCCAATCAATCTCACGCTCGAGGTAGTTCACGGCGTCGATGATGCCCGGGTCGCCCGAGACCGCGACCGATGACGAGCGTGAGCCGCCGAGCTCGATATACAGCATGGCCGCCTCAGTAGTGCACGATGAAGAACCGGCACGTGGCCGTCGACGTCGCGTTCGAGCTCCTCACCGTGAAGCCGGACGTCGTGAGCGCGGTGAAGCCGAGCGCCTCGGGCGCGTCGCACGAGTACCCGGTGATGCGGTAGTTAGTGTTGGGCTCGTCGTCGCCAATGTGCGCGGTGTACGTCGTGTCGGTCGTGCCGTGGATGATGCCCAGGCTCCCGATCGCCTGTTTCACTTTGATATGGGTCGCGTCGACGATCTCGGTGATGTACCCACACACGTTCCGCGTGCCAGCTCCGGAGCCTGGATTATCGAAGCACACCGTCCGGCCCACGTCATCGCCGCTGAAGTGTCCGCTCGTGACGAGGAACTTCGCGACCCTTTCGGCCGGGTTGTAATTCGAGCCCGCGGCCCAGACGAAGTCGATGGTCTCGTCGCGCTTGAACGCGAATGTGAGCGTGTCGCTGGTCGCGAACGTGCCGGCGACGACGAGGTTGCGACTATTCGACAGGGCCGCGCTCGAGATCGACGTCACCCACCCGATCGGCGCTTGCGGTTGAGGCGGGTCGGTCGGGTGATTGTCGTAGTAGGTGTGCCCGCTGCCGGTGGACGGCGAGACCGGCCGCTTGGTGAACGCCTCGAAGCCGTTGCGCCAGATGCCGACGAGGTCTTGTAGCGGCCATTGTGGACCCGTGAACAGGAGCCCGACGTTGTTGGCCGCCTGGAGCCGGAACGCGCCGTCTTGGTACGAGTTGGTCGAATCGACGATCGCGCCCGGGAATTGGATCCCGGTCGAGTGCGCGGTGTTGTTGCCGGGCGCCGGAAACGCGCTCGGGTCGGTCGTGGTGATATGCCACGCCTTGCAGCACGCCTCCATCCTCGCCGGCAGCGCGTCGGAGTTGAGGATGGGGAACGCGGCGATCTGTGAATTGGTGAGCTCGAGCTGTCCGGTGCCCGGCTGGAGCGAGATGAGGCTCGTCGAGAGCAGGTTGTCGATGATGGTCGTGTACCCGGCCGTGAGCTCGATCACGATGTTGTCGAAGAACACGGGGTTGACGTCGCTCGAGCCGGCGTGCACGACGGGGCCGCCCTGGACGAGGAGCCAATGGCCGGTGCCGGTCGTCGCGGAGTCGACCGAGTCGACGTACACCTTCACGAGGTCGGCGTAGCTGTTGTGTGTGTCGCCGCTCGGCAGCATGAAGGCCCCGCCGACGTCATTCGCCTCGATCTGGTGGGAGCCGAACACGAGCGCACATTTGTCGGTGTCGTAGACGTACGCCGTCTTGCCCGACTCCACCGCGGCCGTGCCGAACTGCCGCACGAGCTCGCCGGTCGTCGACGTCGCCCGGTGGTTGACGTACCCGATGAGGTTGCCGCCCGTGAGCTCGATGACAAGCGTTTTCCCGATGTCCTCCGGCGTGAGCGCGTCGGCCGAGAACGCCAGCGGGTAGAAGGTGTTGGTTGGCGGGCCGCCTGTGTCCGCGCCGACGTCGACCGTCAGTGTACGCACGTCGCTCGGCGTGCACGTCACTGTGCCCGTCGTCACCCGAGACCCTTGAGGCTCGGAGATGGTGTTGTTGCGCAGCACGAGGCCCGGCTCCGAGCCGTAGAAGAACCGCCCCGGGCCCTCGGAGCGCATCCCCTCGACCGTGAAGTGCCCGAACCCGTGGCCGTAGAAGTCGATCGCGTTGTAGGAGAACGAGCCGGAGTCCACCTCGACGTTGCCGGTGTTGGTCTGCATCGCGACCTTGTTGAATCCACCGTTGAACTTATGGAACTTCAGGTCGAGGGTGTTGTACGCGCCGGGCCCTGTCCGCACGCCGTAGTCGCAATAGGTGACGCTGAGCTCGTTGAATTGGGAGTCGGACATCTCCCCGCCCGTCGTCGCGCCGAGGAGCAGGCACTGGTGAAAGCCCGAGACCTGGAGCTGTGACGCGATGAAGCCGAAGGTTTGCGTCCCTCCGGTCGGCAGGCCGCCGAACAGCATGCCGACGCGCCCGTGCTCGTCGTAGCAGGACCCGCCGCCGCACGTCTCGCCGTTGTAGAGCGTGAATCCGTCGAGCGTGAACTCTTTGTTGCGGGCGATCATCATCGCGACGTACGCCTCGCCGCCGCTCGGCTCGCTGCCGGGGCCGAGCCACCGCATCGTCGTCGAGTAGGCCCCGGCCCCGCGCACGCTGATGTGGACGGTCGAGGTGTCGAGCGGCTGGAAGTACGGGAAGATTTGCACGCTCGCCGACAGTGCGACCGCGTCGGCGCTCGAGCTCACCTTGTAGGGTGTCGTGAAGGCGTCGTAGTCGATCGTGTGATTGAAGTGGGCGCTCGAGCTGAAGTAGCAGACCGAGGCCGCGAGCGCGTGACACCACTCATGCGCGTTGTAGGCTCCGCTGTTGGTCTCGGTTGTGTGCCCGGCCTCGTTGAACGCCCCGACCCAATTCGAGTTACCTGTCACGAGCGCGTCGATCGAGAGCTTCCCGTGCTTGGTGTCCGAGACCGCGGTGATGTGAGCCGCGTACTGCTTCAGTTTCAGGTTGCCGCCGTTCTGACACTGGAACGAGTCTTGGAAGTACCACGAGGCCGTCGACAGCGTCGGATAGGTCGGCGGCGTGTTGCCGACGTTGCTGTTGGTCCTCGAGATCCACTGATACCCGCCGTGCTGCACGCGGTCATTGGTCGCGTACGTCGTGCCGCCCGCCCAGGTCCCGCGGTTGTTGCCGACCGCGGCCGGCTGCCCGCTCGAGCCATTGTTCGAGCACGGCTGCGTCCCGGTGTCGACCTGGGCCACGCCGTTGCGGGTCTGATTGAGCAGGTTCAGTGGGGCCCGGAGCGCCGGCATGACGAGCTGCACGGACTTCCCAATATGGTCGGCGATCAGGTCGTTCGAGTCGACCACCACGAAGTCGTGATCATTGGAGATGTAGGCCGTCCTCGAGCCGGTCGTCGCCGTCGACATTGTGACCGGCGTGTTGGTCGGGCCGGCCGAGGCGATCGTGCCCTGGTTCGCGGTCGACGGCGGCGTGCAGACCGCGGTATGGGCCCCGGCGTTGACCGACGCGATGACACAGGTGTAGGCCGGCGTCGGCACCACGCTCCGGGCATCGAAGGCCGTGTACGCGGCGTCAGCCGTGCCGTACCACACCTCATTCCCGACGTCGCTCGAGGTGAGCGTGGTGCCGGTGAAGTCGATGGTTGTCGAGCTGGCCGCGAAGCTGAGAGTCGCCGAGCGGGGCGGCGTGATCGTGATCGAGATTGGATTGATGCCTGGAGCGCTTCCGGGGTCGACAAGGAGCGGCACCGTCGACGGCCCGAGTCGCCACGTCCCGGCGTAGGCGCAATAGTGCGAGCCCTCGGTCGGCGGCAGCACGATCGTCCCGGTCTTGTCCGCCCGGGCCGCGATGAGCGCGGTGATGGCGTTGAGCACCGCCCCGTTGTCCCGAGCGCCGTCGCACACCGCGCCGAAGTCGGTGATGAGGTACTCCCCGTTGCCGCCCGTGCTCACGCTTTGCCAGATGCCGGTCGACGTGCCAGCCGGGTCCTTCACGCACTTCCAGACATTCCCGTCGTCGAGTCCGTTCTTCTTCTGGAGATAGAGGGAGCCGGCCACGCACGCGCCGGTCGGGTCGCTCGAGCCCCACCGGATCGCCGGCCCGCTCGTCGAGCCAAAGTAAATCCGCGAGGCGTAGTACGTAACGAACTGCTGCGCCACGAGCGCGAGCGGCACGAGCGCCAGCCCGAGCACGAGGAGACCGATGCCGAGCTTCACGTGGCCGCGGTGAAATACGCGCATGACCGACTCCCTTGTGTCGCTAGACGTTGTCCGGGCCGGTGCCCGTCGTGCCGCCGCTGGTTTCGGGCCCCTGGCCCGGCTGTCCGACCTGTTGGCCGAGGATTTGGTCGTGCTCGTTCTTGAGATGCTCCTTCGGGCCCGTCACCTTCTCCGGCGTGCCGGCATCGACCCATCGCATCCATGACGGATTGAACTCCCGCTCGCTCGTGAGCGTGAACACGTCGTTTTCGCGCCGACGGCCGTGTTGGAAGATGCCCATGCGCGTCGCCTGGACTTTGAGGTTCGTGCGCGTCGCCGCGGCCGGCTTCGGCGCTGCCGCTCGAGCGCCCGCGGGCGTCGCTGGTGCTGTGCGCTTCTTTGGTGTTTTCGCCATGCTGTCCTCTTTTGTGCAAATACCGGCGACGAGCGGAACTGCTCGTCGCCGGCCTCGAGTCGTCGGTCGTCAGGCGATCTAGAGAATCGTGATCGCCGTCGCGTAGTTCGGGTTCTCCTCGATGAACGACATCGGGACCAGGTGCGCCGACACCGTCAGCGCGTCCGACGCTCCGAGGATGTAGGACGCCCCGAGATACCGCTGCGTCGGCGTGCCCGGGGGGATCGGCATGTAGAACCGCGTCCCGACTGGCAGGAGTGCCGCAGTGAGCACACCCGATCGAGCGTGCACGAGCACGCCCGCGTTCAGGGCCGCAGCCGTCGAGCTGATGACCTGGAGCGTGAACGTGTCCGCGGCCCCGGTGATGGCCTCGATGGAGAACACGATCGCCATCGGCTCGCCGGTGCCGATGTGTCGCTTCGGCGTCACGGCGTCGAGGTCGACCGAGTTGGTCGACACCGTCGTCGTGTTCGTCGTCGCGACCTGAGAGTCGCTGAGCTGCCCGAAGGCATCGAGAATCATGGTGTCTGTCCTTTCGCAATTTGTGAACGTCGTACGGAACGGCGCGGCGAACGCGGGGCCTCTACCCCGCCGCCTCTACGCGACCGCGGTTTCCGTCGTGAGGATCGCGTCGACGAGCCGGATCGGGAACCCGCCGTAGCTGAGGATCGGCCGGCCGTCGAAGTTTTCGTACGTGAGCCCGCCGCCGCTCCCCACCACGCCCCGAGCGTGCTTGCGGAGCAGGGTCTTGATGGTGCGGTTCACGTAGAACACCGGCCGCCCGAGGCGGTTCGGCAAACGCTCGATCGCGTCGTCGAGCCCCCCGAAGATCGGCGACGGGTCAGTCATTAGGTCGACGGCCTTCTGGTCGCTCACGTCGATGTTGCAGATCCGGACCACGTGCCGCCAGTCCTTCACCACGAGGCCGGCGTCCCAGGTGAATTGCTCCTGAAGCGCCCGCATGCGCGACCCCGCGACGCCGGCCGTCACCTCGACGGTCTGCTCCCCGAAGTCGTTGTGCTGGATGCCGGCCGTCGACCCCTTCGGGAAGATGCCGTGCACCGTGTCCGTGCCCCACGCCACGAGCCAGATGCTCGTCAGGTCGCTCGGCGAGTCCTGCGTGCCGCCGAGGTTGACGATGTTCTGCGCGTTGGTCGCCGACAGCGACGAGTACCGCACCGCGAGGCCCGAGAACTCCTCCGGCGCGAGTCCGGCGTTGCCGTAGATGAGCGTCGACGCCAGCTCCTGATTCATGGCCTCGAGGAACGCCTTGGCTTCCGACAGGCGGAAGGCCGCGAGGTTGCCGTTCAGCTTCACGAGCTTCACGTCCACCTCGGACCACGCCTCGAGCATCCCGCACCCTTCGGTGATCTGCGCGGTCGTGCTCTTGCTCGGCTGAACACCCTGGTTCAGCAAGCGCCAGTAGACGGTCGGCAGGCCCGTCCGGACGGTCGTGCGGTGTCCGGTCGGCAGGTTGCCCTCCTGCCAAGCCATGTCCATCAGGATCTCGTTGGTTGTCGAGAGCAGCTCCACGATCGTCGGCACCTTGCCGTCCGGGTCGAGCCGTTTCGCCCAATCGAGTAGCGTGAGAGCGTTTGCGCCAAGTGCACTCATTTCCGTGTCTCCAGTCGTTGCGCTCGAGAGCGACTACTCCGCCATGCCGGGGTAGAGCGTTTGCGCCGCGGACTTCGGCTCTTTGTGGCCGCCGCCGCCGCCTGCCCCCGCGTGGATCGTGTCCTCTGCGAGCATCCGGCCCAACCGGGCGAAGGCCCGGACGAGCTCGGGGTGATTGCCGACGCCGGTTCGATCGAACCAAGCGTTGATGACCTTCGCCCCCGCCGACTCCGGTGGGAACAGAAGATCACGCCCCTTGAGTGCGAACTGCACGTTGGCCTCGAGCTTGTCGCCACCAATCTCGGGGTCTGCCTTCAGCTCGCTCAGGAACCGCGTGGTGTTGGCGGTGATGCCAGCCACTTCCGCGTCGACCAATTTCTGCGCCTGTTCCTGGGTCAGCCCGAGCGCCTTTGCACGCTCCGCGTACTGCCCCTGGTCGGCCGCCGAAAGTGGCCCCTTCTCAGGGAACTTGAGCGCGTACTTCTCGGGCACCTTCGACTCGCCGATCGGCGTGCCGTCCGGTCCCAATTTGTCGCCGCCCTTGTCACCCTGGCTGTCCTTCGCGCCCGCCTTTTTGTCGCCGGGCTTCTCCTCGCCGGGCGTCTGCTCGCCCGGCTTCGTCTCACCGGGTGTCTGCTCGCCCGGTTTCTGCTCGCCGGGCTTGGCCTCCCCCGGCTTCACGTCCTCGGCCTTCTGTGTCAGCACCGTCTCGCCGGGTTTTGGATCGCCGGCCTGCACGTCAGTCGTCGCCATCGTCTGCTGCTCTTTCTGCTGTGCGCGTCACCTGGAAGGCTTCGCGCTCGGCGTCGCTGGTCGCTTGGCGCAACCGCGCCTCGCGCTCCATATCGAGAAATAACCGGGTGTCGAGTCTCGCGAGCTCGGCCTCGAGCTCGTGCCCGACATCCTGCCGGCCCGCGTTGTACGCCATCCATGAGCCGTGCGGATCGAACACTGACTCGTGGATCTTGCACCGCTCGAGCATGTCCCACATGACGCGCCGGCCGGACGGCGTGCGCATGACGTCAAGGTACGCCCCGCGGAGCTGTTCCTCGTCCTGCTTCGAGGAGCGGGCCGCGTGCCGGACCTGCTTTCGGTCGGCCGCGTTCCGCACCGCGACGTGGTCCCGTGCCGGCGTTGCCATCGGTCTACGTCAGGCTGAGCGTGTGCACGCGGTACCGGACGCGCACGCGGACCACGCCGGCCGCCGGGCCGGGGTTGGTGTGGGTGTTGGTGAACGCGTCGGAGCTCACGAGACTGAGACCCGCGCCGGGCGTCCGCACGGTCGCGCCGACCGAGAGCGGCACGAACGTCGCCACCGTGTCGGTCGCCGCGCCGAGCGAGTTGGCCGCGGACACGGGCCCCGTGAGTGCCGCGCCCCCGGTCTCGTTGACCGTGATGTCGCCGCCCGCGGTGTAGGCCGCGACCGCCCGATCGCTCACGAGCACCGCGCTCACGAGCTCACAGATTTCGTCCGCGCCGATGTCGACCACGAGCGGGTAGCCGGCCGCGTGCCCGAACTGGCCGGCGCCCGTGCCGATGATGTCGGCCGCCGAGATGGTGATGACGTCGACGCCTTCCCGCACGCCCGCGCCGATCGCGACGCTCCCGTCCGGAGCCGACAGGCTGCCGTCCTCGATCGTGACGTCGCCGGCAATCGTCACCGGCACCGTGTCGGCCGTGTCGGGGTCGACCGTGCCCTCGATGCGGTTGACCGCGAGGAGCACGTGCACGTGCAGGCCGCCGTCGTCGCGCCGGCTGAGAATCGGGAAGCCCTTGCTATCCCGCATCAGCACCTCGAGCAGGTCGCCCGGGACGTCGCCGATCGCGTACGCCACGTTGTCGTGGGCGAAGGCCGAGCAGACCACGCGGTAGAACATCCGATGCGCAGTCTCGTTCAGGAGAATGGGAGCCGCGGCCACGTCGATGAGCGGCACGCCGACCGTCCCGATGTACTCCTGGTCGCCGCCGTCGCTGTCCTTCGCGAGCTCCCACTCGAGTTGGTTCGCGCTCCGCTCGATGCGCAGTTTGCCCTCGAAGGAATCGCCGCCCGCGACGATGAGACTCGCGTACAGCCGCTCCCGGGATTTGACGCTGAGCAGGGCGCTCGAGCCGTTGGCGCTGAAGGTTCCTAAGACATCCATGATCGGACTCCTCTACTGGCCCGGGGCCGCGGTCCCGAGCGTTTGCATGACCCGCGTGAGCGCGGTGTCGCCATTGTCGAGCGGGGTCTGCGAGGCCGTCTGCGCGGCCTTCGCGCCCTGGGCCGCCGTCGCCGCCGCCGCCATCGCCTGCTGCTGCCGGTTGTCCGCGTCGACGGCCTTCTGCGCCTCGTCGTCGGGCACCACGAGGTCGGGGTCGACGCCGAGCTTGTCGGCGTACTCGTCGACGAGCTTGAACGCCCGGAGCTTGCGCCTCACTTCGGGGTACACCCCGCCGAGGTTGACCATCGTTTGCGAGAACCGATCGAGGCCCACCACGCCGACGAGCTTCTGCGCCTGGGCGAGAATGGAGATGTAGTCGACGCGCAGCTTGACGCCGTCGAGCTCTTGGGGCACGGGCGGAATCATCCCGGCCGCCTCCATCAGCGCGTACGTGCGGTCGATGAGCGGATTGAGCAGCTCGTCGTTGGTCCGCTGGAGCACCGGCCCGAGCACGAGCATCTTCTCCTCGTGGCGCTCCCGTACTTCCTCCGCCGTGATCGGCTGGATGCCCGGCGCGTCGCTCTGCGACATCATCAGCCACAGGTCGGCGTAGAAGCCCTCGCGCACGCGCTCCTGGGTCTCGCGCAGGTCGAGCGTCATGTGATTCAGGTTGAGCCCGATCTCGTGAATCGCCCGGAGCCCTTGCATGCCGTCCCGCGTGTCGACGTACGTGATGTCGCCCGGGAGCAGCGAGGTCTTTTGCGTCCTGAGCGACGTTGGGCCCGACAAGGGCGGGTCGATGGACTTCTCGACGGCCTGCCCCTTCTTGCGTTGCATGCCCTGGAGCTGCTTCACGTCGCCGAGCACGTCCATCCCGGGGCACGAGGTCCCGTACGAGTCGCCGTCTGTCACGTTCCACCGCGGAGCCATGATCGGGAACGTCTTGAACCCGGACTCGCGCAGGATCTTGTTGCCCTCGCCCTCGGCCGTGAGCCGCTCGAAGTGACACGAGACCCACGGGAAATACTTGGCCCCGAGCCGGCTCGCATCGGCCTCGGGATTCGGCGCGACTACCCACAGGATTTGTACGGCCTGCTCGTAGCTGCCGTCGTTCCAGAGGTCTTGCACGGCCCGCGAGATGTTCCGCCAGTCGATCGGCTGCCCGGGCACGGCCGGCATGCCGCGCTCGCCGCCGAACGTGCGGACCACGTTGCGCACGGTGAGCTCGTACTCGCGGAAGAACGTCGTGCACAACCCGCGCTCGTCCATGCCGAGCACGTAGGAGCCGAGCGGGAACGTGTACGTGCGCATGACGTCCGGCCCGTCGTCGAGCACGGCCATCGCCGCGGTCGCGAACACGCCCATGTCGCCGTAGACGGTCGGAAGCGAGTTGTAGAGGTTGGTCGTCGCGAACAGCCGGTGCATCCGGAGCGTGACGGTGTTGAGCCAGCTCTTGACGCTGCCGAACTTCGCGAGGTCCGGGTCCGGCGTGCCGAGCGTGAACCACAGGCGAGCCGGCGAGGTCAGGCCCGAGTGCATCCCGCTCGTGAGCGTGCGAGCGCCGTACGCCCCGGTCGAGTCGATGATCTTCTGGTTCCGCTTGTCGCCCTTGTTGCGGTCGGTCGTGAAGAACCGGATCCGCCGCGGGAGCATGTAGT